TGTTTTAAACCTACCATGTAAAACTTACCGTTATAGTCCTCAATTGCTACGTGAGGTCTTGCAGATGCTAACAATTTAATCTGTTCTTGTGTTGCCTTATCTAAAGTTGTTAAGGTTAAATTTAAAGTTGATGTATAAAAAGTTGTTCCGTTTTCTCTTGATGAATTAATTGCAGTTTCTAAAGAAGAATTTCCTTTTATATCAAATTTAAAGAATGAAGGTGTACCTGCAATTGCTGTAATTTCTCCAGCAACAATTGTAGCAACTCCTAATGTTCCGTAATCTGCAAAGTAGATAGCTTTTAAACCACCTACGGATGCCTTACAGGGTAGCGCTCTACCCGATGTCAATAAACATGCCATAATTTGTATATTTTTTAGTTGTTAAATAAAAAAAATAAGTAAGTAGATTAACTACCTACCTATTTTTATTACTATTAATTTATTTTTATTAGATTCCGTAAGTAATAATTTCCGTAGGAATTGCATATTGAACAGCAGCAGTGTAACACATTACAAATCTAACGTTTTTAGAACCGTCTATGTCTGCCATATCAATTAGTTTAACCTCATTGTAATCAGACAATAAACCTGTTCCAAAAAATAAGTTAGACTTTAAAGCAGCAACCGCCTTGTTATCATTTAAACCATTTGCAATAACCAATTTAACACCGTCAAAGTATTGAATATCAATATCTTGATTGTTACCCATTGCCATGAATCCGTTGCCTCCTAAACCGCTTGCTTGGAAACCACCTAATGCACGTTTATAAGCTCTAAATATGTTTTGAGAAACATACACAAATAACTCCTCGTTACCATATAAAGTTGAAGGTATTTTATCAACTATCTTTCCAAGTTCAGCAATTACGTTTGAAGCATTTACACCACCAGCAATCGCAGTAATTTTTTGACCTGCAAGAACAGCAGCATCAGCAGCTAATAAAGTAGCAAATCCATCAAATGAGCCTGCACCTGCTACACCTCTCCATATATCTTGCTCTGTTTTTTCTGCTACTTTCGCAGATAATTGTGCGATAAAATAATCCGAGAATGTTTTAGGCAAGTTGTCAAATGCTGAAAAACCCATTGATATCGCTTCCCAATCTGATTGGAATGGAGTTTTACATAACTCTAAATTTACTTTTAATTCTTTTGGCTGTATAACTTTTTCAGTTAAGGTAACTGTTGAAGTGTCTGCGAAATCACATGAAGCATTTGCAGTGATGCCATCAATAGCAACCACTTTTAAAACTTCTTTAAATTTAATGTTTGGTTTAATTTCGATTAATCCGTTTGATAAAGTGTTTCCACTTAAAAGAGCTAGGGAAACATATTTTCCCGCAAACTCTCCTGCATAAGTTGTTGTAATATTTGTTACTGTTGCCATATTTTATTAGTTATTTAATTTATTAAAAATTCTGTTTAATGTGTTGTTTTGTGATTTTCTAACGTAACCATTTGATTCTTTTTTTGCCGATACGTTTTCTGGATTGTGAGAAATACCTTGTACTTCTGCTAACTCAATTTCCTTAACCTCTACTTTTGCCAGTTTCAATTCGTTAATTTCGTTTCTCAACTTTTCAATTTCAGAGAAAAAAGTTTCAGTCGATACCGATTCAATTACCTTTTTAGGTGTAGAAGGCTCTGCTTGTAATTCTTCTTCTTCTACAACTTCTGCGGGTGCTTCTGGTTGCTCAGCGTCTACTTGCTTAATATCAGCAATTACGCCCTCCTCAGAAATTAAAATAGCCATACCATCTTCGGTTAAATATTCTCCTATTGGTAAAGCAACTCTTTCTTCGTCTGCTACTACAAAAATATCTGAGCCAATTTCAAAGGTTTCAGCCTCTAAGACCGCCCCGTTGTCTAGTTTCATCTGTTCTAACTTTACCTGTATACCAAGTAATGTTCGAACTTTATTTAATGTTTCTTTTGTATTCATATTTATATAATAATTATTAAGTTAAATTTTGTATTTTCGTTTTTATTATTCTTCTGGTTCTTTACTAATATTACCGATTCCTTGCTTCCAATAATCTGGTGCATGACATTCTTTACCTTGCACTTGCCCACATTCAATAGAGTATGTATTTTTGCAATAACAATAAACTGCCCTACTCATTATGATAATAATTTTTTAAGTTCGTCAATCATTTTTAATTCAGCTTCATCTTCTCGATTCTCTAATTTATCAGCAAAATAACCCTGAATGCTAAAGCCTTTTACTTTACCTGTCTTTACGTAGTCGTTCCAAATCTCATCGTTATTAACTTTCACACTCCCCATCCAAGTTCCAACTGGAACGTCTAAACCATATAAGGCTGTTTTATCTTTTTCTTTGTCCTCTACTATCCAAGATTCCACCAATGTCAAACCCTCTAATTTACCATCATGCTCTAGTGTAGAGTTTGATTGATTGCCATTTTGCAAATACATTTGAGAAGCTTTTAAGACAGTTTCTTCTGAAAAAAACACGTAGTACTCCTCGTCTTTATCACGTCTGTATATAGGTTTCTTTGGTATTAATAAAGCACCCATTAATAAACGTTTCTCTTTGCTAATTTCAGCAAGTTGTATTTGCTCGCTTTTCAATGCTATAAAGTCAGATTCAATAGCGGGGTTTTCTACAACAGAAATTGCTTCAACTCCTATTGCATCATCCTCGTCTAAAATTAATTCAATCATTCTCATAATTATATAATGTTTTTTAGTTTAATTTTTACATTTTTAAATCGATGCACCTGTAATTATATTCCTGTTTAAACTTTGGGATGTTGTAATGTTGTTAGCTACTACATAAGCTTCTATTGGTTGCTGTGTTTGACTACCTATTGCAGTTGCTAATTGGTTAGTACTACTAGCACCCACTACATTAAATGCTGGTGGCAAACTTGGAATGTTTGGAGTAGATATATTTGGAACTCCTATTCCAGAACTTATAGCACCTGCCTTAGTTTTAGAAACCGCAGATTTAACAGAACTTATAATCCCTACACCTTGAGCAATAGCACCTGCGATTGTTATAAGGTTTTGAGGAAAACCAATCTTAGAAGATTGAGCAACGTTTTCAGCAGTAGACACACCCGCAGAACCTACAGCCTCAATACCTTTAAATGTAATACGCTTAATATCCATTATAGTTTCTTTTAAGGCTAAGGCTTGTTTTACTATTAACAAGGCTCTACCTATTCCGCTTTCTGCGTCTGCAAATTGCGCAATAGCATCAACCACCATCGACTTATCTTTTATTTTTTGGTGTGCTAGTTTTCTTTCTGCTTCTGCAATTTCAATATCTCTAGTTATATTCGTTTGCCTTGAAGCCTCCATAAATACATCAAGTGCAATTTGTGCATCTACTTTTGCTTTAGTACCTGTATTTGCATTATCTACAATCGCTTGAAGTCTTGTAGATTCTTGTTCTTTTTCTAACTCATCAATTACTTTTAAAGCCTCTAGTCTTTGTAACTCGTTTTGTATTAATGATTTATTGAAACGCAATCTTTCAATACTTAAATTAGATTCACTTTCAGCCTTTGTGTTTGTTAGTTCTATACTCTCTCTATCAAGTGCTAAATCGTTTGCTTTTTGTTCTGAGCGTATACCTTCTATTTGCGCTTCTACTCCTGCAAGTTCTTTTAAAGCCTCAATTTGTGCTACTCTAAAACCAACGTTATTTGCGTCTTTTGCTAAGTTTGCATTTGCAATTGATAACTGTATTCTTGCCTGTGAAAGCATTGCTTTCTCAACAGAATCTACTGCTATTAATAATTCATCATTTGCTTTTTTACGTACTTCTATACTGTTTCTTTCTTCATCTCTAATCTGTCTTAATTTTTCGGCTTGTCTGTCAAACTTCTCAAATATTAACCCTTGCATTGCTGCTGCAATTTCTGCTGACTTAGTTAATTGTGTATTTGCTTGTGCTGTTTTTATAGCGTTTTCAATACTAATTTTACTGACTTCATCAACTATATTTTTACCAATGTTAATAGTTTCAGTTATTGCTTCTCCAAAGTTTTTAACAACATCAATACCTGCTTTTACTGCTTCTTTTCCTGTGTTAAATATTGCATCTTTAGTTGCTATAATTCCAAGCGTTAATTCTTTTATTTTTTCTTTATTATCATCTCCAAAAAAAGATTTTTCCCACGCTAACTGAGCCTCTTGCAAACGTAATTTAATACCAAAAAAAGCAAGTTTTAAAGGTGTAATTACTAGTGTAAGTAAACCACCAAGCACCTTGCCTAAAGCGTTAAAATTTTCTGAACTCTTTGCAACAGCATCGTATACGTTTACTAATGCTGTAACCACTTGACCAACAATAATAGATACTGTTTCAAAAGCAATATTAAAAAAGTCTACTGCTCTTTGATTGCCTTCAAACATTTCTTTTAAAGTTGTAAGTGCAGCAATAACTAAACCAATACCAATGGCTTTTAAAGTAGTTCCAATTGCTCGAATACCACCTGCAACACTTTTTGCAGCAGAGTTTAATCCTTTAAAAGACTTTTCAGATTTCTTATTAGAATCTACAACTTCTTTATTTAATTCTTCTATTCCTTTAGTTATTTCTTCAACTCCTTTTAAAGCCTTATTGGTTTTAGCTTCTAATTCAACTATTATTTTTTCCATTTTAACTCTTGTTTTTGTCTTGTAAATATTTCTTTAAAAGTTTCTGGAAACTTATTTTTTCCTTTTGCTAATTGCACTATTTCACTTTTGCAATCTGTATTTTTTAATAAAAATAATATGTCTTTTATCATAAGTCGTTTAGTAATTCTAGTTCAGATTTGCCATTTTCTAAATTTGTTGTTATTGAATTTATTTTATAAGACTTGCCAAAAATTATAAATTTATCAGCAAGGCTGTAATTTAGCAATATGCTTAAAGGTAAGTATGCTGTTGCCTTTGTGATTCTGTTTGATTCGTTAAATACACTTGTAATAGATTGGCTGTGATAGTCTTTAAATAAAGTGTTTGTATTATCCCGACCTTCCCATTCGTCTGGCTCTGCATCAAAGTTTAAAGATGGCTGACTAGCAAACGAAACAACATTCATATTGCTATTGCATGGCGCGAAATAATTACTTATTTGTTTGCTTGAAGTTGCAACATTAGAAGAGTTAACACCATTAACAAATGATATTGACGCTGTTTTTCTCGCTAAATTAAATAGTATTGGTTTACCTATATAAGGCTCTTGATTATCATCTACACAAAAACCCCACTGTATATCTTTTGTCGCTGAATTGTCCGCATCTATTAGCCTCTCAAACTTCATGTGTTCAAAAGGAATCGTATAATTAAAAATGTCGCCAGAGAATTTAATATTTGAATCTGTGCTATACTCTATTTTGCCCCATTGTTGGTTAAATAATTGATTATGAACCGATGCAAAGTAAGTCTGTAACCCTTCATAAGTGTATACAATTTCTCTAAATGGTAACGCTACATTTGATTGGCTTTTTTCTGTGTCAATATGCTTGGTTATATCGTAAGAAACACCACCGCTATAATAAGAATCTAATGTTTTTACAACTATTATACCGTCTTCTACGTACGCAACAAGGTTAAACATTTTAAAAATAGACGTTAAAAAGTCTAAAACTTTCATATTAGGTATTTGCTGAAGCATATTAAACTCAAATTGATCCGAAACAGAGAACGATCCAGTTGCATAATTAGCAAGAACAGTCGATTGTGTGTCTCTATCTTCATTAAACCCAGAAACAAAGAAATCGACGTTACTAAAGTCAATTGTATTGGTTATTATAATCTGAACAGTATACGCTTCTTCATAGAAGATAGGAATAGCCACGTTATTCTGTGAACCTGTAACACGCCCACTATTATAAATAGGTACACCACCTTTAAAAACTATAAAAGAGTATTGTGTAGTTGTAAATCCTGCTGCGGGTATTACACTTAATACTAAAACATTTACTTGTCGGTTTTGAAATAACGTTAATGCCGTATTTGTTATATCGCTGATGTCCGTATTTGTTCCTGTAAAACCTGTTACTCCATAATTAAATGAGGTTAATTGTTCGCCATTAGTAACTACACCCTTTGTTCGGTGCATCCACATAAACAAGTCCTTAATTGCAACGTTTGTATCGTTAAAAAAATCATTGCTAAATAGTATGTTATACTTTTTTTCTATTGCCTTTATAATTATTAAAACTTTCAAAGCGTATTTTAATTCATTCCATTTAACCCCACGAATACCACCTGCAGCAGACCAAGATACATTACCACTATCGGCAACCTCTGCACTACTGTCAAAAAACAATCTTTGCGTATGCGTCAACAAAGGCACTTGTACAGGAGAAGTATACGTTACGCCGTCTACTGTTTTTTCTTGTACTGTTGTTAAGTATCTTTCAATATCAGTAGGTTTAAAATATAAAGGAGATGGATTTTGCACGTCTTCTTCAAAGTCAAAGTTACTTAACCAGTTTAAGCTTGATAATAAGTCATCGCCTATGGTTTGCTTTAATGAAATAGTATTTCCAAAAAAAGTAATCTTATATGTGTGCGCTTTATTATCTTTTAAGTCTACGCCCTCCAATTTAATATAGCCATCTTTGTAAGGTAAAAAGTTTAATTCTAAATTTGCTTTTACTCTTACCCTTGCATCAAATCCACCTTGTATATCGTTGTTGTAATAGTGTTTAAATATCTTGTTGTTTACACTTGATGCCGGTACGCTAAACGTTCTAGAAAATTCTGTAAATATTTTGTCAATATCCATAACGTTTTTAATACTGTCAGTAACAACTACGCTCTCATCATTAAATAAATCTACTCTTTGCCCTCCAATAAATAACTGTATCTTTTGCATTTATCGAATATTGTTTATTACGTTATAAGAATTTTCAAACTCCATTGTATACTCTACCAGCCTATCGTTTACGGATGTCTTAAAGGTTATGTCAGACGTTTTAATGTTTACAGGTAGGGTTTGTGGCGTACCTACTAAATTAGTTAACCAAACTCTCTCAGACAATAACAGTTGTTTAAATATTTCGTTTTGAGATTGGTCCAGATACCCGCTATTTAAAATTATAGATTCGTTACCTGTTAAGTTAAAATCCACGTTTACATGACTGTCTACATTGTAAGTGTTATTTGTTTTTAAAATATTACCTTTATATGTTTCCTTCTTTACATTTAATTTATTTACAGATTTTTTAAAGAAAATACATTCTTGCTTTACACCGTATCTGTTTACAAATGTAATTTTATAGGGATTAAATTTACATTCTGATACTGTTGTTACATTTAAAGTGGTCGTCCCGTTGTCATCATCCACAACAATACTATCAACATTAACCCCTGCTGTGCTAACATACTCGACTTGTTCTAAACTTTCCGTACTTGATGTGAATGAGTTTACAGTTGTACCACCTCCTGTTAAGTTCTGCGTAATAATTGGATTGTTGTTTGTTCTAAAAGGTATTCTATAAGAAGTTCCTTCTAATAAATACACTTGTGTTTGGTCAATTAGCAAAGTTTTATCATCATCAATTACATCGTTTTCAAAATAAGTATATGCACTAAATGCAATATCTAAATTAGTAACTGTCGCACCTTGCTGAACCTTGCTAATATTAAATGCTTTAATCACAGTTTTAACCCACGCAGTCTCTCCTCCAAATGCTTCGTTTAATGGTTGTGTTAAGTAGTCCTTAACTATTTCCGCAATCTCAAAAGAAATTATATTAGACGCACCCGCTTTATATTTTTTAAATGTATAAGTAGGTGTAGCAGGTAAGTTAAAAATTGTATCTCCTTGCCATATAAAAACCTCTAAAGTAGCGTAACTAATTGATGCGTTTGTAATCGATACATACTTTGGACTTCTGGAATATATTGCCATTCTTATTTTTTTAAATTGTCTTTTGTTGCTACTTTAATTAATGCTTCTACGTCTAAAGCGTACGCTTTAATGATGTCTTTATCTATATTTTCAAATGCTTTCTTAAATGGTTTAGTAAAAAACAAACTAGGCTTTATACCATTAATAAAAATACTTCTTGCAATCATAAATTGTAAAGACTTTCTTGGCAAAAATTTACCGTTCTTATCTTTAGGTGCTATGCCTTTTCTTACAATCCATTTATCCAATTTACTTGGTGGTGGCATCTTAGTAGTATAACTATAAGGGGTATCATATTTTTTCTCCTTACCACTAACTCCAATGTCTTGAAATATTCCGTAATCCTCCATTAAAAAATCTAAACCAAAACTATTTTTGCTGACGTTTAAATCGTACTTTAAACTATTATAAAGTTGTTTAGAACTATTTTTTTTACCCCTTGTTAAGTTTGCACGTGATTGACTTATAACGTATTTAGCAAACCTATTAAGTTCCGCCTGCACATTATTTAACATATATCAATCTCATTAGGAATTAACACGTCAAAAGAACACGCCCAACCTGCAACTTCATCTTCAAATCTGTCATAGAATAGCTCAAAACTTGGTGTCCCGTCTAATTGATATAAATTCTGATGTAAATTACCACCTCGTAAAACTTGCACAAGTTTATTTAATACCACTAATTGTGTGTTAAGTACGTCTTGCTCATTGGTGTTACATACAAATATATCTAAAACCTCATCTTTAGACATATTGACTATGTCCATTGCTAAAATAGACATACTAAAACGTAAAATATTATCCTCATTTAATACACTATTTACCATAATGTGAGAAAGAGGATACATAATTTGTTTGTCTAATGCTACTTTAGTAATGTCGCCAAACGTTACGTTGTTCACATTTGCATCACTTAGCAATTGTTCTTTTATTTTTTCAGTAACCGAATAAAATCCTTTCATTTAAAATTTGCTTTTTATATTTTGTGCTTCTAATTCTGCTTTCTCCTTCATAAAAGAAAGCATTGTAAAACATTGATGTATATTTAGTTCAGTGATATTTTTAAATTTCCTAATATCTCCGTTAGCGAGTGCATAAATTGATTGATACCAGCCCCACTTTGCGCCGAAGTTAGCTGTTTTTGAATAGCCTCCATCTCCTGCGGATTGTTGGAATAAAGTATCGTATGATTCGCTAATTCTATTCCTAAATTGTAAAAAAAAAAAAGACTACCAAAGACACAGCCTAAAGGCATATCTTTCATTCTGTCTGAATTTTCTGTATTGTATTTAGCAATATTATACTTTAGTTTTTGACCGTCCTTAATTGGTCTGTAAAGTACATTCATAGCCACGTGCATCTGTTCCCATTTGCTAGCATTATTATCTAAGTCGATGTACTCTCCTAAACTCATATCATCAAGGTCCGGAACAAATCCGTAATCAATACCGCCCATTGTAAAACGTTGTTGATGCTGTGGATTGCTTTCCATTAACTCGTTTAGTATATCTACAATCGCAGAAACACTACTCATTTTTAATTTGTAACTATCAGATAAGGGAATACCACAAAATATCTCAATCATTTTTGCATCTAAGAAATTACCTTCTGGATTGTTTTCAGCAACCTTTAAAAACTTTTGATATTGCCCTAGAGTAATTTCATTTAATGTAGTAGGTACGTTTATTTCAATCTTCATAATTATATAATACTTTTTTTCTATTTATTTATAAAAAATCCTTTACAACTTTCGTACGCCTTGACCAACAAAAAGAATTGTTCGTGAGTTCTAGGCTGGTTAATGTTTACTTCCCTACCTGTTCGGTGATGTATGTAACATTGTATAGTTGCAATCATCTGTAAATTATCCATTATCTTATGTTGTAGTTGCCCGCATTAGGGTTTCGCAAATGGTATTCAATATTGTATCGTGCGCCATCTATTGCGTGGTTATAATCATCAATATATAATTTACTTGATTTGTCAGAAAAAGAATAGTTGTTTAATTCTTTAGCAACGTTACTACTATTTGGCTCTAGTATAATTAAATACTCTAGCATCATAGTTACACCCACCTCAATCAATCCTTTCTTGTGTTGTTTAATATTACATCCACGATGTTTTAAATCAGCTACAAGTCTAGGGTCTGTTTCTGATATAATAAGTTTATTGCCTACTTTCTGCAATATCATAGAAGCCAAGTCGTCAACTTTTAATCCATTTTGGTAAATATGTTCTTTTAAATATATTATCTTCTTAGCTTTATCGATTGCCACCTCTGTTAATGTATCTGGGTCAACAGAAAAACCGAAGTCCATTCCACATGATGTTTGTAATAAATCTGGATTAAATTCTCCAAACTGCCAATTAGTAAAAACAACTCCCTCGGCTTTATCTAACCACCCACCTAATATCTTATGCTTATACTTTAAAGGATTTGTTAACCTAATATTCTCAATATTATCTAAAAAGGATTTAGGTAGGTTTAAACGATTATCTAAGTAAGTAGTATGTATGTAACAAACATTCCCGACTTCACCGTTAAAACCTTCTTTTACGCCTTTACTCTCAAAGAACTTTTTATATATCCAATGCTCTTTAGTAGTTGGGTTTAAGATTAATATAATTCTATTTTGTTGAACGTTACTTCTAATCGATAAGTCAATAGTATCGAACTCATTTTCGTCTACCATTTCTTCGGCTTCATCTAAAACCCATGTAGAAATCCCTTGCAAAGATTTTAAGTTTGCTGTTTGATTTCCTGCACTTGTTTTTATCCCTCTAAATAGTATTCTGCTTTCTGTTAAGTTGTTTGTAATCTCTTTTGTCTTAACATCAAAATAAGAAGATGAATCTAATAAATCTATTTTTTCGTTGAACTCTGGAATAATTGAAAGTTCCGCAGATGTCATAGTGTAACGAGTGTATAAGCAATTGTAACCAACTTTAAACGTATTGGTTGCTTCGATTAAAGTAGTACTATAAGATTTAGCCGAGCCACGCCCACCAGTCAGAATAAAGTATCTTGCCTGACTAGTACGCAATGGTTCAAACCTTTCATTTATTACTATACTCAATTACTCAGATTTTTTAAAATAGATTGTAGGTATTGTTATACTGTCCCCGTTAGTAGTTACATCTAGAGTATCTTTAGGTTTACCAAGATAATACTCAAGGAATAACTTTGCTGCTGTAACATCCCTATCATCAATAGACTTTTTATATATCATTTGAATTACCTTAATAACATCTTCTTTAGTTGATGCTTCTTGTAGTGCCTCCTTATATTCATTTTTACGCTTGTCTATTACGCCTTCCTTAGTCTTAGTACTATGTCCACCGTTTTCTGCCCTTTTATCTGCCATATTAATATAGATTAACTATTAATTATATAATACTTTAAAAGGCTTATTTTATTTCCTCATCCCTAGTCATTTGTATTGCTTTAACAATAGCTTGGACTTCCAACGCTAATTTATAACACATTTTTTCTAGTAAAATAATACGCTCGTTTGTTGTATGTTTCTTTTGTTTCATCTATTTAGCTTTTTCGTTTAACTGTTCTATCCATGTTCTTAATAATTCTTTATTACAAGTACATAACTTGTAGTATTTGTGATTAAAATACTTTGCATGTAATTTAATTAACACCAGGTAATCTACATGAGCCATACTTGATGTAATTCGTTTGGATACTTCTCTCCATAACTTTTTGTCTTTTGCTACCATAATTCTATTTTATTTAATTTATCTTGTCTTTGATCACACCCGCAATCTTTACCCCATATTTTTTTAACCAAGTATTTTATGCCAGTGTATTTTGTAATTATTGCTATTAAGTTTCCTAATCTCATAATGCTTTTTTTAATTTGAATTTAACTTTTCTATAAGTGTTATAAATCGAGTGATATGTTATATTAGTTTTCTTTGCCAACTCCGTAATGCTACATTCATCTTGTATTAAGTTATACACCTTTTTGTCGTACCAATGTAATTTATCTAATTTAGATAGCACCCTGTTGTTTGCTTCGTCAAAATCTAAATACTCAGAAGCTTGTAAATCTATAACGTAATCCAAAGATATTTTATTCTCCTTCTTTTGCCTATTTCTTAACTGCAAAAAAGAACTACGCAAAGTCTTGTAGATATAATAGTAATTTACCTCATCGCCATAAGATATATTTAATCCCTTGTTAAGCATAGTACCTATAATAACATACATATCGCCAACGATGTCTTCTGATTCTTCTTTATTGCATCCAAACTTCTTAACTGTGTTAATCCACTTAGCATGAGAGTTATATATTTTTTCTAGCATATATAATATTTAATAATACCAAAGATAAAACAATTAAATGCATAAAACAAACTATTTGTTATAAAATTAAACAATTTGTTTAAAAAAAATAAATATGTTAAAGTATGTTAAAGTTTATTGTTTATCTAAATAGTGTTTGTATATTTGAACCATAATTAAAAACAAAAAAAATGAAAAAATTAATTAAAATTATTTTAAGTCAGTTGCAAAAAAGAAACTTAGCACTAATTAAAACAGAAATGTTAACAACTGGTATAGTATGCGAGCATTATAGAAATGGTAATCGAATAGTAATAAATGTAAAATAAAATGGTAATCAAAAAAACACTTCAAAGAATGGCTCAAAACATCGAGAGCAGTTTAGAAATTAAAGAGGATTATTTAACTCTTAAATTTACACAAGACGATAAAGTTAAATTAAGTTTAATTGAAAAATATAAATCATTATGAAAGCATCAATAAAAAAATCATCTATTTACAAAACAAATAACCAATATTATAATATTGAGGTTAACGGTGTAGAGATTGTAAAGTTAGAACGTTCGGAGGTTAGACAGTTAATAGGAATCCTAGACAATGAAATTAATTAAGATGGAAAACGAAAACAAATTTGACGCAGATACAGCGTACTTAGTAACAATAGTAATATTTTTAATCTACGCTATTTACGGCGTTCTTAAATACACTTTAAATGCATAGACATACAGAAAGATTACAGAAATTAATAGACTTAGCAAAAACAATGGACCACACTTACTATTTTAACGAGTTAACACTTCTTAAACTAGATATTGATATTAGCATATTAGAAGCAGAATGTGAACAAATAAAAAGACAGTTATGCAAAATATAAGCAACAAGCAATTTAAAAGAGTTTTAGAACAGCAAGAGCCTGTAAAAGAAACAGGAAACTATTTAAGTTACGAGAGCGAAGACATGAGCATCTACTACGATTATCAAAATGACATGTTTGTATATGATTTAACGGATGACTTTACAATCGAGCAAACAACAATAATAAGAGAATATTTTAATTTATTTATATGAGCAAAAAAGTAGAGGTTTACCAGAAGATAGCGGAGTTTGAAACTCAGAAAGAAGCAAGGGGACTTGTAAGGAACTTAAAAAGTTTGCAAGAAGTTAAAGGAAATGGAGAATTTAAAATATTTAAATTTTAACACTTTTTACTTGCATAGTAACTATAAAATTAATAAATTTACAAAAACAAAAATATGTATTTAGTAACAGAAAAGTATAAGTATTTAGAAGCGTTAAGCATTGTTAATGATAATTTTTATAGCGATGCCGTAAAAGAAAAGTATAAGTTATTTATTAAGAATTATTTAAAAAACAAAAAAAAATAATGGAAATATTTAAAACATTATCAGAAATAAATGTAAACACACATACAGAAAAAAAAGGTAAATTTACTTATTTATCTTGGGCATTTGCTTGGGCGGAACTTAAAAAAAACTATCCATCTGCAACCTCTAAAGTGTATCACGATAAAAATACAAATATGCCTTACTTTGAATCAAATGCGGGTGTTATTGTAAAAGTAGGTGTTACAATAGATGGCTTAGAACATATAAACTATTTACCAGCTATGGATTTTAGAAACCTAGCAATTCCATCTGAAAAAATTACAATGATGGATGTTAATAAAACAATACAAAGATGCACTGTAAAGGCTATTGCTTTGCACGGATTAGGATTATATATTTATGCTGGAGAAGATTTACCAGAGGAAGTTACAAATGATTTAGCACCTAAACCAATATTAAAAGTAAAACCCCCATTAACAGACGAACGCTTTGCAAATGCTTTAAAAGCTATAAAAGAGGGTAAAGCTAAGGTTGAAAGTTTAGATAAATTTGAATTAACAAGTAACCAATTAAATCAATTAAAATAATGGAAGTAACAATTAACACCACTTTTAAAATACCGGCAGAAGATATAAAAGGCTTTGAAGAAAGTTTACGTAATTTTGTAAACGTTATAGACTTTAAACATATTTCGAATACTGAAAAATTATACTCAACAGATAAGACTTTTCAAAAGTTAGTAAAGGCTAAAAAAGAAGCAACTAAACAGTGTGAACTTTATATAAATAGACATAACTAATGGGATGTAGTAAGAAAAAATTTGAAGATATGCAAGAAGAAGAAGAAGCATACGAAAGACAAAAAGTAATCTTTCAAAATGGAAATAATGGAGAACATTACTTTGAAACTCCGGACCATTACGACAACGAAAAAGGAAGTCTTTATAAAATAGGCTTAGAGCGTGGATGGAACGCATACCAGTTCGACGCAATAAAAAGAATTGACAGGGTAAATAAAAAAGGTCAATTTAAAGAGGATATCGAAAAAACAATAGTAGTATTAAAATTAATGTTAAACAATAAATAAATAGAAATTATGAGTGAATTAACGATTAACGGAAAAATTAAGTCTTTTACAAAAGTAGAAAGCGGAACGTCTAAAGCTGGCAAAGAATGGCAAAAACAATCCTTCATAGTTGCTAATGATGGCGGTTATGAAGGTAAAGAACAAATATTTTGTTTTGAAGTATTTGGAACTGAAAAAGTAGAAAATCTAACTAAGTTTCAAAAAGTAGGCGATGAGGTAACTGTTCAATTTAACATAGGCACAAATGAATATAACAACCCTACTAAAGGATTGCAATACTTTACATCGTTAAGTGCATGGAGAATTGAAAAGTTAGCAACTGCACCTGTACAAGAATACGCACCCGTTACATCTGCAGAACTTGAAGAAGAACTAGACGATTTACCTTTTTAATATTGGCAACTTTTAAAGAAATAGAAGCGTTCTTTTTGGATTATAAATTTGAAAAGGGCGTTTTTAAATTAAACAAATGCACCACGTTTAACGACCCTAAAAAGTTAGTCAATACTCACGTATCATATTTGAAAGCAAATAGCGTAAATCGTGTTTATTTGCCTTATTACGAAAGATTAAAGCAATTATATTTAAAACTAAAAGAATAATATGCCGAAATTTAAAAAAACATTATTAGAATTAGATAAAATAAAAGCTAAGGAGATAATAAAAACCATTAGTAATTTTTATAATGTAGATATTTTAAGCAAGTCAAGAAAAAAAAATATAATATCAGCAAGGCACTTAGCTATTTATTATGTTTATAAAAAAACCACCATGTCACAAATGAATTGCGCACTGCTTTTTAATAAAGACCATTCAACTATTAGACATTCTATAATTTCAATAGAAAATCTACTAAGCTACGATAGAGAATTTAGAAAAGAAAAATTAAAAGTAGATGAAGAGGTAGAAAAAATAGACTTTCAAAAAATAGATGATTATAATTTATTTAAAGAGCAAAAAGAAGTACAAATACTTATTGAAAAATTAAGCCTTAAGGATTTAATTAAACTAAAAAAGGAATTATGGGAAAAGATAAACAATTAAAAAATGGGTTAGACTTATTGTTTCATTGCTACCTAACCATTGAATGTATGGAATCATATAATCTAACTGGCTTAGTAAAAAAGTTTGGCAATTTATTTAAAAACTCTTTAGAAAAAGCTGTAATGAATGGGATTGATAAACAATCATTAAAGGATGAGGAGTTGCTAAACAATGCTATAAAAAAGAAAAAAAGAATGGTTTACCAAATTGCAAACATGAATGAAGTAGACCAGATTTTATTTAGCGAATTTACAGATAAATATGTTCAAAACATTAAAATAGCAAGAAAAAAAGGAGTTGTATTTTTTGATAAATTATTATAAATCATGAAAATAAACGTAAAACCTTTATCTGTTAATCAATGCTGGGCAGGTCGTAGGTTTAAAACACCAAAATATAAATCTTATGAGAAGGAAGTTTTATTAAAATTATCTAAAATAAAGATACCAGAAGGCAAATTAGAAATAATTATAACGTTCGGACTATCTTCTAAACTTGCAGACTATGACAACCCTTTAAAAGCCTTTCAAGATATACTATGCAAGAAATATAAATTTGATGATAGGAGAATTTATAGAGGTATAATTGAAAAAGTTGACGTAAAAAAAGGAGAAGAATTTATAGAATTTTATATAAAAAAGTTTGATTATTAAATAAAATTGATTATATTTGTATTCGTTGCGGTCGAAAACAAGGCAAATAAAATTTAACATAAACTCTTTAAAGATGATAGCTTCGACCCTATCTGATTTAAAGAGTTTTTTGTATTTAAAAATTATGAAGTTAACAAAAAGAAAAGGGTTTAATTTTTTTAGAAGTTATTTTGATGTTTATAATGAGTTAGAAAATAATGAAGATAAAGTTGCATTTATAGATGCTTTGCTTAATCGTCAGTTTATGGGTGTTAAACCAACTGATTTAAAAGGTATGTCAAAGTTCGCTTACATTTCACAAACTAATAGTATTGATAGTCAGGTTAAGGGTTACGAGGATAAAACAAAAACAAAATTAAACCCCTTTGAAGATAATTTTTTACCCCCTACCATAGGGGTGTATAAAATAAAAACAACCCCTAGCCTACAAGTAGAAGAGAAAGAGAAAGAGAAAGAGAAAGAGAAAGAGAAAGAGAAAGAGAAACAACAAAAAAACCAAGAATTTTTAAAAATGGTGTGTGATTTCTTTTCTCAAACCACAGAACCATTAAATAGAAAAGTTTGGGGGTTTATGAATAATCTAAATAATAATGGTGAATTTGAGGAATTTGTAAGGCAAACAAATGCTTATATTAAATACAAAAAACAATCTGATGAAAAAATACATAGTTGGCTTGGTTACGAGAGCGAATGGAACTCATCAGATTATGTAGACAAATTGAGCAAAATAACAAAACCAGTTAAAAAATATAAACCATCACTTTAATTATGAACAACTTTATAGAATGGAGTTCGTTAGAACTAAAAAAAACAAGTGGTAAGGAAAAGATATCCTGTCCAACCTGCGAAACTAGTAAACATAGAAAAGGTGATACCTCAATACAAATAAACCATTCAGAGGGGTTTGGTAAGTGTTTTAGGTGTGAGAGCCTAACCTTTAGAGAAAGTGAAAGTAAAAAAGTAAAGGATAAAGAATATAAGTTACCTGTTCAAACTTGGAAAAATTATACTAATTTATCTGATAAAATGGTGAGATTTATAGAGGATACCAGAAAGATAAACCAAAATACTTTAAAAGCTTTAAACGTTACCGAAGAATTATTTTATCAGCCAAAACAAGGTAAGGAGGTAAATAATATTGTTTTTAACTATTTTGAGAAAGACGTTTTAGTTAACAAGAAATATAGGGATGGAGCTAAAAACTTTATACAATCTGCTGGCACTCGTTCTATATTTTATAACATCAATTCTGTTATTGGCGAAAAGGAAGTTTGGATTTGCGAAGGGGAATTTGACGTTTTAGCACTTCATCAAATTGGTATTAAAAACGCAATATCAGTTCCAAATGGTGCGAATGATAACGATGATTACTGGTTAAATTCTAAAGAATACTTAAAAGACGTAAAAAAATTTATTATTGCAGTTGATAACGATGAGAAAGGAAATGACTTAAAAGAGAAGATTGCGCAACGTTTAGGACGTTTTAGGTGTGAGTATATAGAATTTGTAAATAAAGACGCTAACGGCGACCTAATAGGGCAAATTTTGCATGATACAGTTAAAAAGCGTAAACGATTTCCAGTAAGTGGAACATTTAGCGTTTCTGAATTAAAAAAAGGTATATTAGAACTCTATGACAATGGTTTGCCAGATACTTTAAAACCTAAGGCATATTATTTTAGACAATTTAAAGAATGTTTCTCAGTTATGCGTGGGCAATTAACTACGGTAACTGGTATTCCTTCACATGGAAAATCAAACTTTACAGATTGGCTTGCATTAAATTTAATAAATGATTATGATTTAAAGGGGTCTTGGTTTTCGCCAGAGCATTCTCCTATGGCACTTTACCAGACTAATTTAATGGAGAAAGTGATAGGACGTAACTTTTGGAAGGATAAAGAAACAACGCAAGGAACTGCCCCACGAATTACTAGAGATGAAATAGATAAATATGAAGAATGGGCAAATGAAAAAATATACTTAACAGGTGCGGAAGGGGACACGTTACCAACCTGGGATTGGTTACTTGAAAAATTTAAAGAGCAAATGATTTCTTTTGGAATTGATATATTTGTGATTGATGCATTTAACAAGGTACTTTTGCCAAATGGAAACAAGATTGACCAGATTAACATAGTGTTAACTAAACTTACACACTTTGCACAATCAAACAATGTTTTAATTATATTGGTTGCCCATCCTACTAAAATGCAAAAAAACGAAGCAGGAATTTATAACGTTCCCGATTTGTACAGTGTTAGCGGTTCGGCTGATTTTAGAAATCAAACTCATAACGGATTTTCTATTTACCGAACATGGGAGGACGTGGAAAATAATATAGAGAATACTACCACGTTTTACAACATGAAAACAAAGTATAATTTTCAAGGGGATATAGGCTCGAGCGTAGACTTTAATTACTCTGAGGTTAACGGTCGTTATTATGAAAAAGATACACAAGAGCCTCTATTTAGTTTAATTGATATTAGTGAAGAGTATATGAAAGAAAAAGAAATATTGCCTAAAACAACTGTAAAAGATGCCTTTGATATTGATGATTGCCCTTTTTAAATGTTAAAGTTTTGTTAAAATTTAATATATTATAGTTTATAATGTAAATATAGGTTGTATATTTGTAATCAATAACAACAATACTAAAAACTAGAAATTATGACAACTACAATGAAATTAGCAATAGAAACTTATTCAAACTTAACAGGACAAACTTTTAACTCTTTAGTTGAAAAGTCTTTAGCAGGAGATAAAGTAGTAACTGATAATATTATGAAGCTAATGTTTTTAGCTTCATAATATGGCATACATATATCTAAATAAAGAAGATAATAGTTTACGTGTATTTGGAAGCGTTACGGCGATGTGTAAAGCTACTAATATAAACCTAAATAAGATTTATAACGTGTTTGGTAGAAAAGGCTTAAAAGAGCTCGAGAATGAATATTACAGGATTTTAAATACCAAGATAGAGCGTGCGTAATACAATTCCAACATAATATGCTCGCCCTTTTTTAAAACTTTTTACCAACGGATGCGGTTAAGGTTAGTTGCGTGAATAATTAATAAATTAAATATGGACTTAAAAAAAATATTAAAAAAAGCATTTAATGCTGGTTATAACACTTCATTAATGTATAATAATTTAGGAGATAAAGCACACAAGGATTTCCAAGAATTTTATAAAAAAGAAGTTACCGAGAAATTAACTTTAACCGATGTTGTACAGCAAAGCGAACAGTATTGCGAATGCACAAAGCCAACTTTAAGTAAAAGTGTTAGTAGATGTGGTAATTGTGACGAATGGTTTAAACAGCTTAAATAGCAATATTGTGTACAACTTATGCATGTATAGTTTGTTGCGTAGGATAAACGATAATTTAGTAAATATAGAATAGATTAATAACAAGAAAATAATGCTTTAAATAGAACAATAGTAGCAATTAATTATACACGTTGTTGGTTGCAGTTATTTTAAAAAACCCCATTAATTTTATTTAAAATTAAAATATTTATAATATGAAAAAGTACAAAATATTAAATTTATACGCTTGTTTAGGTGGTAATCGTTACAAGTGGGATGAAGTTTATAGTAACTTAGAGGTTACAGCTGTAGAACTTGACCCAGAATTAGCAAGAATGTACCAGGAGCGTTTTCCTAATGATATTGTAATTGTAGCGGATGCGCATAAGTATCTATTAAATAATTATAAAGAATTTGATTTTATATGGAGTTCGCCTCCTTGCCCAACTCATAGTAGAATACAAACAAGTTTAAAAGACAGGGATACATTTACTCCTTATTATCCAGATATGAAACTATATGAAGAAGTTATTTTTTTAGAACAATTTTTTAAAGGAAAGTATTGTGTAGAAAATGTAATACCTTATTATAAATTATTAATACCAGGTCATAAAAGAGATAGACATATTTATTGGACAAACTTTAATTTGCCAAATGTTTTATCAAGTAGGAGTGAAAGTATTGGGGGTTTAAATGAACATAAAAGACTAGAGGTGTTTCACGAATATAAATGCAAGGCTGGAATTGCTGGTTACAGAGATGTATTAAGAAATCTGGTAGATTATGAAGCAGGAAAAACGATTTTAGAAACAGCTTTCGAAATAGTAATAAAGCAAAAGGTTAATCAAGTAGATATGTTTCCAGTTTAATTTATGGGGAATAACAAGGAGGTTTTTTACAATAATTGCCACCAACGGATTTGTACAAGGAAAGTAAACTATTAAAAAAAATAGAGGTATGTCGGAAATACCGACAACCCACAAATAAACAATGAACAACGGAAAGCGAATAGCAGTTTATTTTCTTTGTACGTTGTTGTTAACTTTTAAATTTATAAATATGAAAATAGATAAAAAAATATTAGCAATTATTATATTAATAAGCCTAGTTTTAATAGGTTTTACAATGATGTTTATATATATAAGAATAATCTTTTATCTTTTTTTAGGGTGCATAACTTTAGTTGGTATATTGACTTGGTGTTTGATGGCTCTCGATAATGAAATTTAATTGTTACCAACGTTCAGTATATGAAACGGCTTGTAAAATAAGCACATATTTCCAAAATGGAAACAACTCAATAAATAAACAATAACAACCGAAAAAGCACGGAACTAAAGCTGTTTTATATACAGTGTTAACTGCTGTGCGGATTAATAATAAAAATATATAGATATGAAAATACTTTGGTTAGATGACTTGCGCAACCCTTATATTGATTTAGAGGGGCGAGTTCCAAAAGAAAAGGGAATAGTAGAATGGGTTTTGAACTATGAACAATTTACACAGTGGATTGAAAAGTTTGGACTACCTAAAATTATTTCTTTTGACCACGATTTAGCTGATGAACATTATACACCAGAAGAATATTGGCATGATTACCAAGTTAGTAAAGACTACCAAGTCTCTCAAACTTATCAAGAGAAAACAGGTATGGACTGTGCTAAATGGTTAGTAGATTATTGCATGGACAACAAGGTTAAACTACCTAAATTCTATGTTCATTCTGCTAATCCAGTGGGGGCTGACAATATAAGGGGCTTATTAAATAACTACCTAAAGCATTGCAGTTAACGTACCCTTTTAAGGAAAGTGCTGACTAGATTAATTAATAAATTTAAAAATAAACAAAATGCAAAGAGTTGAATATTCTAAAGAAGAAATTGATAATATTATTTTAAATAATAAGCAATTAGAAAGCGAAAATAAAAATCTAAAACTTGAAAACAAAGAACTAAAACAAGCATTTTCTTTAAAAGATGTTGGCAACTGGTTTAATGGGTTAAAAGAAACGCCTTCTGAGGAAAGACTAGAGTTTAGCAGATTTGTATTAGTTAAAAACAATAATGGTCTGTATAAAGTTGATAGATATGACTATCTGCATAATATGTGGATGTCTTCTGCGTGGGACAAGAACGAAACAAAATGGATAGAGCTACCAAGTTAAACTTGTTGCCAACGGTTTGGCTATGATGTCGGTTTTTATTTTTCTTAAAAACTGCATTATAGGTAGTGTTATACCCTGTTTTTTTAAGCGTTTGGAAAATAATTTACATAAAAGTGTATTTTTATTTGGTAGTTAG